ATGATCGTGTTGCACCACACCAGCGGTAGCTACAACGGCTCCGTCTCTTGGTGCATGAACCCCGCCAGCAAAGTGAGTTACCACGTCATCATCGCCAGAAACGGCAACCGCACCGTCCTCGCCGACGATACGGCTCGCTGCTGGCATGCAGGCATCAGCTCATGGCAGGGCGTGCCAGACTGCAACAGCTATTCCCTCGGTGTGGCGTGGGACGGCAATACATACGAAGACCCGCTCGGTGAAGCGGCGATGGACAGCGCCATCCAATACATCGTGCCCCGCATGAAGAAGTGGCACATCCCGATGAGCCGCATCGTGACTCACCAGCAAATCGCCCCCAACCGCAAGAACGACATCTCGCCCGCCGACGCGGCGCGGTTCAAAAGCAGACTGAAGGCAGCACTTAACTAATCAACGACTATGGCCAAAACAATCGGACAACTAACCCAAGCAACGACCCTCGCATCCGGCGACGAGTTTATCATCGAGCAGAGCGGACTGACCAAGCGTGTCGCTGCATCTGTAGTGCGCGGCGGACTGGTCAATGCGGACATTGATGCGGCGGCGGCCATTGCCTTCAGCAAGCTCGCCGCGCTCGACAGCGCCAACATCCTTGTCGGCAACGGCAGCAACGTGGCGACAAAGGTTGCTGTGACTGGCGACGTGACGATCAGCAATGCCGGTGTGACGGCGATTGGGAGCAGCAAGGTTGTCACGGCGATGATTACAGATGCGAATGTCACCGCAGCCAAGTTGAGCGGGGCGCAAACAGGATCAGCACCGATCTATGGCTGCCGTGCTTGGGTCAACTTTGATGGAACGCGCAACGAGGCGGACACTGGAGCTTCGACCGACGGCGCCAACGTAAAGATTCGCGCCAGCGGTAATGTGGCAAGCGTTCTCAAAAACGGCGCAGGCGATTATACCGTTACATTTACAACGGCCATGCCAAACGCAAATTATTCTGTTGCTGGAATGTGCAAATCAGTTGTAGGCGGTGAGGCCACGGACGTTCACTACTCTGTATCAACAGCCCCAACCACAAGTGCGGTTAGGGTTGTAACAAGCGCAGGCGCAGCGGGAACGACAACTGCCTATGACAGCGACCGCGTGACGCTACAGATTATTTGCTAAATGCCCCTAGAAAGCCCCATCCTCCGCGACGGCGACGCCGGATTCGCTGGTTATGCCAGCAGGATCAATCCGGTTGCGCTGCCTGCTGGCATGCTCCAGCTCTCGGAGAACATGCGCCTCGATCGCGGAGTGGCGGTGACGAGGAAGGGCGCGAAGCGCATGGCGGACGCCATCAGCGTGGCCAGCTCGCCGCTCACGGTGCCTTTCGTGCTGAACCCCGCGCCTAACGCGCCGGTGGTGCAGAGCGTCTATTCCGGCGGCATCTTTGCAGCGTCCGTCTACCGCTCGCCGGATCAGGTGCAGAGCGCGGAGATCGTTGTGCTGGCGGGCGGCGACCGTGCTTACACCATCCTGCTCGATGACAACCAGTCCTTCGCCGGTGTCTGGGCGGGCGGCTTTCTGGTCACTGCCGTCTCGCAGGGCAGCGAGGAGATTGTGGACGAGAACGGCGACACCATCGTCATCAGCGTGCTCCCGCAGGAGCTGGCCTACCCGACCTCACCGGACGAGGTCATCGAGCCGACCGACACGATTTCCATGACGCAGGCCAACGACCGACTTTACCTCTTCCGCGAAGCCGACGCCTCGCGTCCGGGCTGGGTGATCAAGAACGTCACCACCGGCGGCATCACGGTGGCGTCCACCACGGCGACCGTCAACCTGACCGGCCACGGATTCCCCGCCGGTGCCCGCGTGCGCATCGAGGGGAGCAATGTCGCTGCCTTCGACGGCGTGGAGTATGACATCGCCACGTCCTCAACGAACTCCTTCACGATCACTGTGCCGAGCGGCACCGCGACCGACGCCACAACGAGCGGCCGCACCATCCGCCGCGTGAAGGCGCCGCTTTACTGGGACGGCATCACGACCTCCTTTGTCCGCAGCCCCGCAGGCGTGGCCGCCGCTGGCCCGACCTTCAAGACCATGCGCAGCACGCCTTGGGGCACCTACGTCAATAACCGGCTGGTGCTTCCTGACGGCAAGAACAACGTGCTCATCTCGGACATCCTCGACGCCAACACCTACGATCCCTACTGGCAGTCGTTCCGCGCAGGTGCGGGCAGCAATGACTTCGTTGTCGCGGTCCATCCGTGGGTGGAGAACAGCTTCCTCGTCTTTTGTAGAAAGTCCATCTGGCTCGCGGAGGTCAATCAGTTCGCCAGCGTGGACGGCGCCAGCACGGCCATCGACACGGCGCTTAGTAAGCTCACGCTCCTCACCGACGAGGTCGGATGCGCGGCCCGCCGCTCCATCGCCACGGCGGGGCAGTTCGTCTATTTCCTCTCGGACTCCGGTGTCTACCGTCTCGACAGCCGCCTCGACTTGAAGTTGCGCGGCGACACCAAGCCTCTCAGCGACCCCATCGCCAACCAGCTCGACGACCTCAACGCCACCCTGCTCAAGAACTCGGTCGGGCTTTGGTATTCCAACCGCTACTACCTCGCCGTCCCGCTGGCCGGTGCCGACAGCAACAACGGTGTCTTCCTCTACAATGCACTGAACGACCAGTGGGAGACGCGCGACATTTATGGCTTCGGCGTGGATGACTTCGTAGTGGCAACCCGCGCCAACGAGCGCCGCCTCTTTGTCAGCAACAAGGCCGGCCGCCTCATGCTCCTCGATGAAGTCGAAGAAGGCGACCAGTCGCCCGACGTGCAGGCCGATGTCATCACGCCGGTCCCCGGCCGCATCGTCACCCGCCGCTACGGCATGGGCAGCATGTCAACGAAACGCTTCGTCCGCAGCCTCGCCGATGTCGTCCTGCCTAACACCGGCTCAGTGACGGTCAAGGCGATCACGATTAACCCTGACGCCACCATAACGCTGGTGCCGGGGCAGACCAACACGTCCGGCTTGGCCGAAGACTACACGCTCAAGCAGCCCATCCGGCAAAAAGCGCATTACTGCGAACTGGAGTTTCTAACCACGGCCAACCGGCCGGAGATCCGCAACGTCTCAATCGAAGCCGCAGGCCCGAGCAACCCGCCGACCGAAACCCGCAACGCCGCCTAACCCTCAACTCTAAACCCTCAACCCTCAACTACTCAATGGCAACAGTAACAGCATCCTACAACTGGGTCAGCGGCGAGACCGTGACCCCGACCAAGCTCAACACGACCGCCGCGCCGACTGTGGTGGTCGCAGACGGCGAAGTGACCGTGGCAAAGCTCGCCGCCGCCGTGCAGCAGCTCTTAGTTCCAGCAGGCGCTGTGCAAGCCTTCGCCATGAACGCCGCGCCAACCGGCTGGCTCGCGGCAGACGGCACCGCCGTAAGCCGCAGCACATACGCCGCGCTCTTCGCCGCCATCAGCACGACCTACGGCGCCGGTGACGGCAGCACGACTTTTGCCCTGCCCGATCTGCGCGGCATCTTTGTGCGCGGTAGCGGTTCGCAGACTATTGCGTCAGTAACCTATTCCGGTGGGGCATTCGGCGGCAAGCAGGGCGACTCCTTTAGGTCACACGCGCATGGAGTTACAGACGCAGGCCATACGCACAACGTAACAACATTCCAAAACACAAACAACATATCGGCTGGCGGCGCAATTCAAGGGTTTGCAAACTTCAACACCGGAAACACTCAGGCAAACGCCGCTACATCAAACACTACTGGAATTAGCATCAACTCAACCGGCGGCGCCGAAACAGCGCCAGCAAACATTACGCTGCTGTATTGCATCAAGTTCTAAGCATGACCCCATGGCAACGCGCAAAACACTGGTGGGACAACCACTCGACGCAAGACTTCTGGGAGCTTGTCGGCGAGCATCTGAGCAGCGGCTTAGTCCACGCCACACCGGAAGTCTTTCTGCTGGCCTCGGAGTTGCGGTGGAACGCGGAGGATCAAGCCTTTGAAAGCGGCGAGCCGAATTGTTGGTTCGTCACTTTGGCTGCTGCTGTTGGCCACGCAAACCCTGTGCGGGAGTTTATGCGTGTGGCGACACGCCCGCAGCAATACGCGGCATGGTGCCGCCGTGGGAGCTTTGAACCTCGGGTATATTCCTGGGAAACACTAATCAAGAAAACAAAAGGATAATAATATGGGAGGAAAATC